CTCGCATTCCCCCTTCACATCATACAATTCAATGAATACTCTTTTATCGATACTTACGCCATCACCTTCTGACAATTGAAGACATGTTAACGTATCGTCTTCCGTTTTAATAAAGCAAGACCCACCTTTTACAACATAAAGATAATATCTACGTTTTGCATTAATCTCATATCTGAAATTTTTTGTAAAGATACCACAAAAGAATTTTGCGTCTTGCAAGATAGGAAGATGGTCCGTAATGTTGAAAAACCTATTAATTTTGTCTTTCCTTTCAATAAAAATAAATTTATGCTTAGGACTTGTATTTAAAACGTTAGGTCGTATCCATATTTGCAGATATCGATTTGTTTTTCCTGTTAAATTTCCTTCAGTGTGAGAAATCCCAGATCCCGCACTCATTCTCTGCACTGAACCTCCTTGAATATTAGTTTTGTTTCCCAAACTATCCGTGTGAAAGCAAAAGCCGTCAACAACATATCCAAAAATCTCCATATTTTTATGCAAGTGCCAGGGCACGTGATGATGTGGATCCATGCGATCATCATTTATAGTCTGTAAATCGCTAAAGTTTATATATCGTGCATCGTAATAATCAGGAAATGAAAATGTTCGTCTGCTCTTCAAATAAGGTGGTTCACTTGGAGGAACTCCTCGAGAACAAGCTGCTCTAAATATCATCTTTATTTTTTATCAGCGGATATCAAACTTTTTTTGATGGCTGCCACTAACGAACGTAATTGAATTTTGCTTGTCTCGATCAATTACTTTTGTAGATATTTATTTCCACAGACCCACAAACCATTAATTTGACATTTTTTCAAGATATAATAAATGTTATTATAATAATACAAATTGAAGCATACACAAATTTATACAAATCTCTTAATTTTGCTTTTTGTCCCAGAACGGACAATGCATTAACATTGTAGTGCGGAAAAAGTCCAATTTTTAACATGGGACCAGGAAAATGAGCAAAGAAAGGTTTGTGCTTTTTCTCTAGACAGTCAAAAACGTTGACTGTTTTGCATAGCAATCCTCGTCGGTCTAGACTGAGTCTAAGCGAAGTAGACAAGTCTGAATCAACCCATTGCGAAATAGCTTTTTGATCGTCAAATGACTCGTTGTTATGCGACGGAATTGACTTTGAGAGGTTTAAGACGTCGGAATACATTTTTGCGAGAGATTTTACGTTGCCACAAACAAAACCGACATTTACTTTATTGTTTTTTTTTGAATTAATGTCAAGGTTGCGGTCAATTGATAAACAAGTTCTTTCATCAGAAAATTTAGCAGTAGATCCACAATTTAAAGAGCTTCCGCACCACCATTCGGAACTGAAAACAATGTCTGACTTAAACGAATTAAATAAGTTTTCAAAATTTGGATACACATCCTGACGAAGACATAAGACATCAAATGCATCGATAAATGCTACAACTTCTTCCTTGTCATTGTCTACTGTTGTTGTGTTGTTTTTTAGGCTTTGGGCTTTTTCATTTATTAATGTATTGCAAAAATCTAAATACTTTTCAAGTCGCCATTTCCACCCTTTCCAATTTTCATTCCAGCCTAATACTTCAGGTTTAACTGAAGCTAAAGCAAAGCTTGCTAATGTATTTTGTAAATGCGGAGTTGAGTGGGTTGCAAGAAGAACAAATTTCATTTTTTGTTTGTTTCTTCGTTTATGACAGGTTGTAAACAACAAGCTTTTAACGTGCATTGTTTGTGTTCTTCTGTAAACTTAAAATCGAATTCGCGCGGAGGACAATGAGAAGAATGGCCCCCCTTGCAAAATTGTGCAGGGCAGAATTCAGCAGATTTCATGCAGCAAACATTGTCGTGCTGATGCTTGTTTTTATTGATCCCGCAGTACTTCATTCCGCATTGAAAGCAAAAGGAGTTTCCACATCCCCATTCTTGATGAAAAACGTTATTTGCTGCCAAACCACACGCAAAAATGTACATGCAATTGTCATCTTTCAAGCACCATCTCAAGCACCAGGGACATTGCATTTTTTGTTTTCTTGGTCTATTTTGTTTGTACAATGGGTAATGATTTGTTTTGGATTTGCAAAAGTGCTTTATTTCGTACCTCTTTTTTTTTGTACATTCACTAATAAAAAAATCTTTAAAAACTTCATTCCGCTATAAAGACAATTGCTATTTTCGCACACTTGACATGTCTTGGAAGTAAAAAAAGAAATTTAAAATATAATGGGGAGGGGATATACCTCTTACAATGTGTGGCCAAATCAAAAACCTAATGCGACCGATTTAGAGTTAAAACCTAAAGTTAGTGCAGAGAAGGATGACGACGAGAAAGAAGCACGAACGGCAGAGGCAATTGTAAAAATTCTTGAGCCACTAATCGCTTCTCTTGTAAAACTTAAAGATGCTGAGAAATTGGACGTCCCCGACTCTGCAAAGCAAAGAGAAAAATACTTTATTATTGGCCTCATTGTATTTGGCCTCTTGGCATTCTTCTCATTCTTGTCCGCATTATGGTCAGCGAATTCTGTCGAAAAACTTTTAAGAATAATTTACAAGCTAAAACAAGCTAAACAATAAATAAAAAAAGGCGTATTAAAAGAATGTCCGCTGCTCCTGTGCCTGATTCATCACCTTTTTCGGTTTTGAGAAGTTTACGATTAGCTGATGGAATTCTTATTAATTTGTTAGGAATACAAGATGCTCTTGCGCTGAGCCTTGCAAGTCGGGAAGAACGTCAAAATGTCCTTGATGATTTACGCAACATGAAATTATTCAGCGCAGCAGAATTAAATAAAATTCCTATTTCAAAAGTTCGCAAATGGAAAGCTTTATTTCCACTTAACAATAAATTAAATATAGGTTTTAAAAAAAATGCAGATTATCTTTTACGTACACGATTTGAATATGAAATAGTCACAAAAGAAGAAGTGGAAAACTTAATTGAAGTTCTACGAGCTTCACCAAATCTTGAATTTTTGTCACTAAAAAATTTGTTTACAAACTTTAACGAGCCTTTCAATCGTGCAATAATTGAAAGTCTCGAAGGATTGCAGTTTTTGAAAACGATTAATTTTTCAAATTGTTATTTTAGAGACAACGAATTTGGAGAATTAGCGCGCATAATTCCGAGTTTACCACGCATTGAACACATTAATTTGTCTCGTAATCATTCACCTGTAGAATTGCCAAATGTGGCAGATAGAAGAGGAGATTTTAGACTTTTGCAAGCAATAGGATCGCACCCACCCACTATTAAGACTTTATGGATGGATTTCTGTTTCGAGACTGGAGTTGAATTAAAACTGTACGAAGCCTTAACTTTAGGTGGATTGGACAATTTGGAATCTTTAAATTTGTCAGGATGGAACATTAATTCGATAAGCTTAAAACAAATTGTGAAGCAGGTTGGAATTCACTGCAAAAATCTAAAGTACTTTAATTTAGCACAAAACATGGTCACAGACGCAGATCCTGCAGCATTCGGAATTCCACTTCATGTAGGTAATATAAACTCGTTAAACGAATTCAGTGATTTCTTTGTTCAACTTTACAGAGGTGAAACATTTGGCAGTATCCTCCAAGTCGCATTTTTAAAAATGCCAAATTTGCGTACTCTTGATTTATCGTTTTGCATTCAAGATGACGTACTAATAAATTGTGGAGACGCCTTTTCTCGTATTGAAGACATAAATCTATTGGGTTGTAAAATGACCACACCTCTTTTCGGACAATTTCTTCAGTCCATGTCATCACTTCGTAAGATTTCATTCATGTATAACGATTTTACCATTGAAGATCTACGTGTTTTGTTACCACTTCTGCCGGTTTCTCTCTTGTCTTTACGTTTGCGAGACACGAGTGGCAAACCTATTAACACTTCAGAAGGAGTTCAACTCATTCTTGATGTCGCTTTGCCAAGACTTGTAAATTTGATTGACATTGACGGAGAATTCATTTACAACGAAAAGAGAAAAAATTCCGACTTGTATGCGAGATACCTTCAAATTTTAAAAGATAGAAACATTAAACAATCCATTTCAAAATACAATGAAGATTCTGAATGGAGATCTTTGACTAAACCTGAGTTTGGTGGAGGAGCACGCAAAGTTGTACGCAAATCACGAAGCGTTAAAAAATCGAGAAAAAGCTTCAAAAAATCAAGCAAGAACAAATCGAGCAAGACACCAAAAAAGGCCAGCCAAAAAAGCAAAAAATCAAAGTTAAAATATTCTCCGTCAATCTTAAAGTGGAAAAAGTACACGTCTCGAAAGAGCCCTGGTCTTCCTGCTAATCATCATTGCGGAGAAGTACGAAGGGGAAACGACGGAAATTTGTGGGAAAGTAAAATGAATAAAAATGGTATTTGCGCATGGAAATCTTTTAAATAATATTTAAATATTAAATTGCGGGATTGCATATTAATAACAAGTATGGCGCTACTGACTTCAAATACAAGTGAATTAAGAGACGTAACAGATGAAGACATGGAAATAGCGAGGGAACTTTTGTTTTTTTCAAAAATGTGCGATTATTCAATATTTCAATTAAAAAATAGGTCTGAATTTATGCGAGTAGATTACATGGATTTTAAATCGCAAAAACCTATACCTAATACCTCTACAAGAACCTCTTACCCTACCCTTTCGGAACAAAGCCTCGCGGAACCTATATCGTTTATGACACCATCTCCTAAACCGCCTATCGCGCAGCCTGCGTACCCAATCGCGCAGCCTGCGTACCCAATCGCGCAGCCTGCGTACCCAATCGCGCAGCCTGCGTACCCAATCGCGCAGCCTGCTACGTCGTCATGGGCTTCAAACGTACTGTCACAAAATCTCAGAAAAATTTCTTTTGCAGATTTTTACTATTGCAAGAGAGAATATACTGATTTGTTAATGAAAAATCAAAAGAGGGACTCGCAAAAAATATTTAAGAAGCATCATGAACTTTGCGCATTAGCTTTATGTGGAGCATTGAGAACGGATGGAAGCGAGAGAGAAAAATGGGTTGAGGAGTATGACGCATTGAGAACGGATGGAAGTGAGAGAGAAAAATGGGTTAAGGAGTATAAGGCTCTAATTGTTGTAACATGAAATTTAAGAGCTTTTCATTTGTCGCCAATAGAATGCAAAAACAAAGAGACCCACAAAAATAATTGAAATAATTAGTAAAGTATTGTATTCAGTTTGATTGCAACAATTCTGATATGTCAAGGCAACGTCAGTTACCGGAAAGTTCACATCCCAAATTTTTTGAAATTCAGGTAAAAATAAAGAATAAATGAAGGAAGCACTTGTTCTTTTTATGCATTCGCAGAATAGACGCGATGCTATTCCAGTTTTACCTGATTACTACGAATGGCATGTGTTTGACGAACGCGACTTTTCAAAACTGCACAATGAAAATTTTAAAAAATTTAGCAAAATGTACAAGAATATTAAACCCCAAGCATTTTACACATACAAAAACAATGTAGAAACTTTTAGCAGCTTGCTAAGACCCTTTTTTGAGTTAAGAAAGCGCTGGCTTCATTTAGAATCGTTCGAATCATTTTCGGTTGACTTCCACGTCGCTCCCAATATTTTTGGAAGCTTGGGTTTTCAAGGTCACCAATTTTCAAAACACAATCCGATTTTTTCTGTCATTACTACAACGTTTCACAGCAAGGAGAGACTCCTTCGTCCATTCAGATCCTTACAGTCCCAAACGTACAAAAACTGGGAATGGATTATTTTTGATGACTCCACGGAGGATGATCACAATCTCACTTTTTCCCAAGTTCAGAATCTCGCAGATGAAGACTTCCGAATTCGGCCTTACAAAGCTCCACGGCATTCTGGGTACATTGGCGAAATGAAAAACATGGCAAGTTCATTCGCGCGAGGAGAATGGATTGTTGAACTTGACCACGACGACGACATTGACGAAAGTCTGCTTCAGTCAATCAAAGCCGCAGCCGAAAAATTTCCTGACGCTGATTTTATTTACTGCGACTCTGACGAAGTGTTTGAAGATTCTGGTGAGTCAAGAAGCTATGGAGATTTTTATGCTTTTGGATTTGGCTCAAACCAGCGGTATCTACGAAATGGGAAATGGCAGATTCAATGTTTAACTCAAGGCATGAATCCCCGCACCGTGAAGCACATTATCGGTGTTCCGAACCACGTAAGAGTCTGGAGACGATCGTTCTACGAATCTATTGGAAAACATGACAATTCCCTGTCCGTTGCAGATGACTACGAACTTCTTTTAAAAACTTTTTTAAGGGCGAGAAAAAGAATTCGCATTCCAAAACCGTTTTATTTGCAATACGTGAATACTGGTGGAAACAATTTTACAAACATTCGAAATGCTCTTATTCAACACAATTCGGCTCATGTATACAAAAAATACGCCGAGGAGTTAAAAGAGCACTTAAAAGAGCTTGGTTCTGTCGATCTAAAATTTGAGTACCAACCGTATTGGAAAACGCAAGCCAGATTTCCTTGTCTTGAACATGTGTACTCTCCAGACGAGGACGAAAATACAATATCTGTTATTATTCCTACTTTTAACCGTGCAGAGGAATTAAAAAGGGCTATTGCATCCGTCTTCGCACAAACTTACACTAATTTAAAACTTTACATTGTTGGAGATAAATGTCCGACAGTAGACGACACTTTAAAATCTTTGGTAAGTACTTTTTCATTGCAAGAATCCAAAAAAATATTTTATTGGAATTTGGGAGAAAATAGCGGCAAGTATGGCGCGGTGTCCAGAAACTACGGTTTAAAAATGATGGCAACCACAAACTGGATTGCGTACTTGGATGATGACAATGAGTGGCTGCCAGACCATTTGAGCTCTTTAATGGCAGCTATAAAAGCTAACGATGCTGACTTTGCTTTCAGTGGATTTCTTGTGAACGGATTTGAGGAACTGCACTGCAGAAAGCCGTGTTTCGGACGAATCGATTCGAGTTCGTTTTTGCACAAGAAGGAGCTTGCCGAAGAGTTTGGGTATTGGAACATGGAAAACGTCCAATATGCAAATGATTGGGAATTCGTTAAACCTTGGATTGCTCCGGAGTCCAACAAGAAATGGGCAGCTTCGAACAAATGCACGCTTGTTTACAAAACATCTAATAACACTCAGACCGCGGATACAATTCGTGCATTAGCGCCTTTAGATTAATTATTAGGTCTTCAAATAAACCTTGAATTTTTTTCAACTATTTAAGTAAAGACATTTTAAGAATAAAAAGAAAAAATGCCAATGATTAAAAGTAAGTCTTTAAAAAAGCGACGGTCAGGACAAAAGGGACAAAAATCTTTTGGAATACGTAGACAATCACGGCAAAAATATTTTGGAATTGGTAGATCGACAAAAAAAAAGAATTTGATCAAGCGATTTAAGCAATCACGACGAAAATCTTTTGGAATACGTAGAGTATCGCTTCAAAAACGGAAAGTATCACATAAAGATATAAAATCAATCAAATCTCTCAATGAAAATGAGTTAGAAGATGTCTTGTATTTGGTTCATATAACTAAAACAAATCCAATTGAATGGACTGAAAAGAAACTTAAATCAGCTATTTTTGATACAAGAGACCAATTTCCGGGAGTTTTTCTTAGTATTGTCACAAAACAAAACGTAGATAATGTACATTTATATCCAGGTGGAAATTACAAACTTTATTTTTCAAAAAATCTGTTGAAACAAAACAATTTTCACATAAATATGGGTGATTTTCAAGGTTACATTGGACAAAATATGACGTACTATCCTTGGCAACTTTCTACAGCTTTAGAAAGCATTAACAAAATTTCCGAACAAAAAACTCAAAAAGACAAAGATTTCAGCGAAACGTTTAAAATTTTTGGTAACAACGCAGTCGAACTTGTGTTTCACGACGATGTTTTGTTCGATTATCTTTTAAAAGTTGAATTTATCGATAGATTTGATGAAAATTCTGATGAGAAGTTAATAATTGGTGATCCAGTAACAATCTACACAAATCCTCTTGCCATAGACTTCAAACCAGATCTAACGAAACTTCCATTCTTTGTTTATCCTTTTGAAAGAAATTATGGATCTGCAGCGCAATACGAAGGAAAAATTCCTAAAAGCGACTTGTCTTTTTTCAGAGCTATGGCTCGTCTCGCAAATTTGTTAATTGCCTACACAGACACTATTGACATGATTGTCGACAGATTAGAAAACAACTTGTCAGAAACAATTTATAAGAATCGTAGTCTTCAAAATTTTGACACATTTATTGGTTCTTACCATTCAAGTCTTTTAAATGTATAACATTAAAAACATTGGTCCGATTATGTGTAATTTATATATAGTATAGTTTTTTTTACATAAACAATAAAAAAAAGGAGAAGATTATCATGGAGAATGAAAATTTTAATAAACAAATTCCATTTCTATTACCTGTTCAAATCCCATTTTTAACTCCTATACAAAATTTGAGCACCTCGTATGGACGAGCACTCTTGTACGTTGGATTAATCCTGCTTTTTTTTGCATTAGCGGGAGAATGGAAAGCGACGAGCTCAGTTTCCAATGAGTCCAAAAATTACGGGACGGACACTGCCATTAGTGAAGGTGGAGCACTGCAATGTAACAATTACATACATACTGAAAATTTTGTGCGAAAGGTACACAACCTCGCAGCTGTGCAATGGAGGAGGGCAATGATTACGTCGTTTTTCGCACTAACAATTGCAATACCAATTTCAAAATTGAAACCTTCGTATCGACAGCTCGACATTTTGTTATTCGTGGTTTTTGTTACGAGCTGGTGCGTAAACGGCTTTATGGATTACCACCTTCGCAGTGTTTCGGACACGGCGATTGAAGTCGCAATGCAAAACACGGCTACTACGTTTACTGGAGGCGACATTTGCACAGTAACGGCTATTGCTTGAAAATTTAAATTTTATTGTAATATTTTTTCTAAACTCTTATTGTATTCCTTCTTGGCTTCCTCTAGAATTTTTACATCCCTAGAACAGTCTGCCCATTTACCGTACTCATACGTAATTTCGATATTATTAGATTTAGGATAGAAAAGTGTTATCTTTGACTGACACAAATGATCAGCCCCTTTCCAAATTCCATGCAAGCCTGATAATTCGACCATATGTTTTCCAATTAGAACTGAACGAGACATTGTTTTCGTTTTATTTTTTAAATAAATTAATTTGTTAAAAAAAAAATAATAATTATATATATTGTATTGAAAGGTTACAAAACAAAACGTGAATGGCTACCTTGGTTCAGCCACGTTTGCCAGAGTCACGCAAAGTTGTTGCGCGCAATCCTGAGTTAATATTTCAAAAGGTTAATGAAATTTTGGTGCAATCCTCAAACTTATATCGTGACCCGTCTTCAAAACTAATACAATTGAATGCGTCGCTGTCCCCTTCCCATGTTCCGCTAAAAACAAGACAAATAGACAAATGGCCAACAAGGACTGACGCTTGCTGCCTGCATTGCAGCGAACCCTGTCCCGCAACGCCTCTTCCGGCGGTCCAATTTTTTGATCCAGTTTCATCTTCGTACTGGATTTCAGGCTATTTTTGCAGACCTTGTTGCTCTCTTGCATTTATTCAAAGCGATTCTCAATTCAACTCTGACCGAACTCGATGCAACATGTGGACGCGAGAGGTATTAACAAAGTTTTTCAAATTAAAAGCAACAACCGCGGCACCACCAAGATCTGCATTGAAGAAATTTGGAGGACCTCTAACACCAGCAGAATTTTATGGAGAAGACATTTTTTGTACTCGTTTTGTTGAGGTTCATACTGCGCCGTTCGTATCGTTTGCAATGTACGCTGAAGTGATGCAATCAAATAACATTAATAGGTCAGTGTCCACAACAAACCAACAACAAAACGATGTGTTAGTGGCGGGGGAGAAGGACGGATTCTGCCAACCAGATATCCGAACAGATCCAATTGCAACACAAGAACCTACAAAGCAACCGTCTATGCTTCTTGAATACTTGAAGAGAATTGCTCTCGACCGCGATTTTGATCCGGATGATGTTCCCGAGCAAGGTGCCAAGTCCGCCGCCAAGGAAAAGAAAGCACTGGCAGTAAAGGGTAAGCCTACTTTAAACGATGATCCGCGAAAGTCTGTTAATTCAATGCATTGGGAGAGTAAAAATGAAAATATAAATTTAGATCAAGATCAAGATATTATTAAAAAGGTGCGAAAACAAAGAATTGCAAAAATGGATCAAGACAAGGAACTCAAGGCACCCAAAACGGTTTTAAAACGCGCCAAAAAAATGGAACAAAACGAGGCCGCTTCTGGAAACAAAACAAGATCATTGCTTTCATATGCGCAAAAAAATTAAATAATAAAAAATGAATGACATGTTTGATTTCGAATTTGACTGCTACGAATGCAAAGAATGCATAGGGTTAGAAAATAACGTTAAATCCCCAAATTGTTCTTGTCTTGCGTATAGAAAAATTTCATGTTGTGTACTAGCTCTTGGAGCTTTTCTTGCTGCGCTGCTTCTTAACCGCCTCAGTGCCAACATCGATGGAGGACCGGATTTATAGATTATAGCGAAGCCTGCTTTGCAACTGACCTCATTGCTTCTTTCTGAGCATCGTCAAGATCTGCTTGGAGAGCCTCGATTTCCCTGACCCCTGCTCGTGCATTCAACAATGCAAGAGACTCTTGAATTTCTTCGTCAGTCTGTAACATGCGCGCGACATTTAAGTACGCTTGTGCGTAGTTGGCGTGAGCCAAACGAATAACAGAATTAGAGTCTTGCTTTGAAGCTTCGAGAAGTTGCAAACATGATCGTATCACCTCCCTGAGTTTTGAGTTAGCAAATTTTACGCTCGTTCGTCGTCTAGATGGCATAATTGCGCACAAAAAGAGAACAAAGACCCCGACGAATAAAGCAACATAAAATGATATTTTTTGGCTCGGTGTTTGTTTTCCATCAGGAAACACAAACTTTTCAAAAGTAGAAAAATTCATTTTGTTTTTATATGTTTTGATCATGAACAAGAAGAGAATCTGAAACAAGTTTTTCAATCCCAAAATCTTGAGTGTGATGTTTAGCCATCAACGAACACAAGGACAATAAGATTTTGTCGCGGTCCACTTGGGACATGTTCAATTTCATCTCGCTCAATAAATAAACTGGGTGTTTCGAGATGCTGGTGAATACTCCACAGTTTGAAGTCTTTAACGCCAGCATTTCATATTTGACTAATTCATCAACTGTAGCTGTATTAGAAATGCACCGGATCCATCTTTGGCTGGGATACTGAGCATATTCGTGAATCTTTGACACGAGACTACAGCAAGCCGCGGCCAAGACCATTTCGTTTTTAACCTGAACGTCAACTAAGTCCCGCACTCGCTCCCAGAAAAATATAGAGTCTATAATTGTCAAGGGTAGTAGCGACAACGATTTCTGCAACGACAAGATCCACTCCGTAACAGCTAATCGCAGGATTCCTCGCGTTGTGCACGATTCGTAAATTTGATCTGTGTCTGTTTTTGGTTTTGGTATTAAACATTTGGGTTCGGGAATATCAATACCGTAATAATTCAATGACACAAAAATTAACTTTTCTTCCGACACTGTTGCTCCTTGAACAATTTTTTTTTCCGTATCAATGGGCAAAAATTGTTTGATCTTTATTTTTGAAATTGACATTTCTTGCTCAACCCTTTTCCAAAACGGTGTTTTTAGTACTTCATTTGCGCTTCCCCTTTTTTCTGGCTCAAGGGCAAGGAGAGGCACAAGAGACCGAAGTAAGTCCGGGTGAACGATTATTCTTCGACGCGAGCACTCGAGGATCAGGGAATCAACGACATTCTCAGTGTTTTCTGACAAGAGCGTCGAGCCTTGCGCGACTATTTTCCATCTCAATTTCGAGTTTCTAGTCTCCCTTCCAAAACACCATGCCTCTGAGGTGGTTTTGTCGTCAGGTTTTCCCAAGGTTGTAAAAATAAGTTTTAGCATATCTTCCTCATCTTTGCCTTGAAAAAAGTATCGTGACGCAAAGATGCTTAAAATAGTAATTGCAAGGGACCAGCAGTCCACGGATGCGTCGTACGACAATTCCCGCGAACTTTTGCGCACATCTACCGCATAGGCACACAATTCAGGCGCGCGAGTCCACAAAGTGCAAACCCCGCTCGAAAACCGCGACTCAACAAATGGAGAAGTGTATCGAGACATTCCAAGATCTCCAAGAACAACATTGTCGCGCTCATCAAGAAATACATTTTCGAGCTTGATGTCTCTATGCAAAAAACCATTTGAGTGCATGTGATTCACCGCGCGAATCAATTGCAGGCTCCACATCAACTTTTGGTCTATTGTCGACGCTGTTGTTTTAAGTCTCTCATACAAATTGCAGTTCATTTTTTCACATGAAAAGTGAATTCTGTTTTTATCGTCAGCATATACAAGACGAGGTTGTAAAACATTGTCGTGTGGAGGGAGGCAACACAGAGGAATAATTTCTCTAAGTACCGTTTGGGAAAATGCTACTCCGTCTTTACCTAAAAATGTCTTGAAGGCGTTATCATTCTTGTCAATGCGATTGTTCACTACGACTGTTCCTGTCCGAACAACTCCATATGTTCCCTTGCCAAGTGTAAAGTTTTTTCCCGAATGAATCAAAGCGCTTAAATGGAAAGGAACGTGCAAGGGACACAATACTTTAGAGTCAGCGTCTGATATAGAAACTTTAGGGGTTGGAGCGCATCGAAATGAAGACTCGTCCGAGTTCATGTTATTTAAAATACTCTTTTTACTATTTAAAATGTTTAATTTATCTAATACATGAAAACAAATGGAGTTTTTGACTCGAACTCTTTATGCTTTGCCCATGGCTGCTTCAGCTCTTTTCCTCGCAAGCACTGCCAGCGGATTTGCGGTGCTAACCGCAACTGTCGTATTCGCGAGCGCATACGAAGTTTGGTGCTTAAATAACAAGCGTTTAAAGTCGTTTAGTTACATTGAAAACAGTAAAAACGACAAAATGACCTGTCTTTTAGTTTTGAGTGCTATATGCTTGTATTCGACACTCTTCGTCTGGTCGGTATTTTTCCTCCGATCATTGAATTTAATTTTCTTTCTTTTTTTCGTTGTTTGGTCTACAGATGTCAGCGCGCTACTCGTTGGAAAGTTTTCAAGTACAATAAAGGTGTTTCAGGGCGGAACAAGGATTCTTCGCTTCATTAGTGAGCACAAGACGATATCAGGATGCATTGGCGGAATTTTTGGCGGAACAATTGTCGGAGTCTTTTACCTGCAATATTTATTTGTAAAGTTATCTTTACTAAATGCAATTTGTTTGAGCATGATTACCTCGTCAGCGGCGGTTCTTGGTGATTTAATAGAGTCTGCGTATAAAAGAATTTGTCAAGCAAAAGACAGCGACGTGTTTATTAAAATCCCAGGTCATGGTGGGGTTCTTGATCGCGTTGATAGCATATTGTTTTCTGCTCCAGTATGTGCTTTGGTTTGCCATTACAACAAATACAAATGGACCTAGAAAAGGTTTACGAGTTTGTTGAAAGAATGTGCGTCAAGTATTGTATTGACGAAAGCCACGACGTGTCACACTCCAAAGATTGCGTACATTTTGCAACAGAATTAATGCCTGTAAAGGTTTCGGAAGATGTACGCACGGTAATTTTGTTTGCAGCCGCTGTTCACGACACTGTTGACAAAAAATACACTAGTTTTGAGGCAGTGAATGAGGTTCGAGAATTTTTTCAATCAATACACCTTCCGACTACACTGATCAACGCGATTGTAGATATTATTACGACCATGTCCTACAGTTTTTTGGTTTCGCGACGCAAAGAAAGTCTTTCGTTTCCTGATCACGGCGAGTGGGAAGAGGCGTATCACATTGTTAGAAACGCTGATTTATTGTGCTCTTTCAGAGTAAAACGTTGCTTTCAATATCAAAAGCATCTAACTCCCGAAATTTCAGACAATGAAGCTATGAAAAAAGTTGCTGATCTATTTCGAACTCGAGTTTTTGCGTATGAAATTAATGGCTGGTTGACCATAGATAAGGCTAGGAGTTTGTCTACTTCTTTGAGAAAAAAAGCCCATGAGGATTTAATTTTGATTTAATTGCAAATACAATTCAAACAACGAGTTTGCAAGAGATGGAGTGTCGGCGGCGTACGTGATCCCGCCAATCACTGATGCAAAGTTGTCTGTTGAATTTTTTATTTCCACTATCCAATCAAGAGCCTGATCGCACTTAATGTGCGCGTCCTCCAAAGCCTTCTGTCGGCTTTCGTCAGGCCTTCCAACCTTGTACACTCCATGAAGAACCTCAAATTCAAATGAAAGTGACTGAACCGTTGCAGGGTCGAAATCCTTTGTAGAAAAAACCCTTTTTATTGTTTCTTCTTTTTTTGCAAGTGCAGGCGACTCGACAACCTCTTCTTCTTTTTCATTTGTAAGCGCGCGCGACTGGACCATTTCTTCTTCTTTTTCAAGCACTTCTTCTTTTTTAAGCGCGCAATACTCTTTTTGTGACGATGCGACAACGTCTGAAACCAAGGAATCGGACAATGCTTTCGCAAGAAAAAACATGTTTGAACCTTTGCAATCAATCTTGTTTTTAATTAAAAAGGTGCGAAGCTTTTGGCTATCCGGTTCTCCTCCTGTCGTTACAGATTTAAACAGCTCATTATTCTTAACAGACAGGTCTCGAAAAAAAGAAAGAATCGATTCCATTGTTTTGTTTTTGTGAAAGACAAATTATATATTTTTTGTATATAGTAATAATATTTTTTGTAAAGAAAAAATGAATAATAATAAACTAATTTTGCAGGCAATTACAGTGCAACATCGTACGGTTAACGAATTAGTAAAGGCATTAAAACTTCGATTGAGTGAAACCAATGAAAACGTTTCACAAACACATTTCCAAAAAAAAAGATTCACTTCAGAATACCTTAAAGGTTTGCATAAAACGAGGTTAGAAAATAAACATCATGATAACATAAAATAAAAAAGCAATACGTTCAATTATTTTAAAAAAAAAACTCTTAAAATGTCTGAACAATCTTTACCTTTAGACGCGGCGGTTATCCCTTTAGAAGGTGGTGCCAAGTGCATGGAAGGGAAAACTCTTGACGCAGTGACCAAGCGTTGCCGCTCCAAGAGAGCCACTGGTCCCGTTCCGAGAAAGCAGTGCTCTAAAACGCAGACTCGTGATCGTCAGTCAAAGCGCTGCCGCGGAAAGAGATCGCGTGTCGCGAGAAAGGAGTGCTCTAAAACCCAAGTTCGCGATGTTGAATCAAAGCGCTGCCGTTCCAAGAGAACGCCCGGCGTCGTCCCGAGAAAGGAATGCTCGAAAACCCAGACTCGCGATGTTAAATCAAAACGCTGCCGTGCGAAGAGAACTCCGGGGCGCAAGTCAATGTAAAGTGTATTTACTTTAGGAGGATAGAGAAAGTGATGAAGAGTATAAAATTGAATTGAAACGTTTACATTGTTACATGAGGCATTTTTGAAGAAAAATCGCACGAAAACCCCAAACATTCCCCCCCTAACTCAATTTTTGTGTCCTGAGAAGCCAATTGGCACGTATGTATTAAATTTGTGTAAATTTGTAGTGCTTCTTGTACTTGGCTAAACGTAGGGTTAACATATACCATTCTTTGTAGGTCATTACAAATATTTAAGTACATTTCGAGAAGGCTGCGTTGCCGAAACATCTTTTCGTGCTTTTCATCTTCTACAAAAACTTTTGCCTTTGCCTGCACTTCTGTAAGTTGTCGTCTTAAAAACATGAGACGAATTCGGAGTAAAGCTTCTTGATACTGGAATTCCATTTCAAAGCCGCTGAGACGCTTACGCATCAAAAATCGAGCCGACACGGGTTCCATCCAAAACGCACGAAAGCAATTGGGATGATCGGCATATATTGAGGTGACCACTGAACTTGGTATTGCGTCTGTTAATGGATCCGTATTGCACTGCTCTGTATTAGTAGAATTTGAGCCGACAACTAAAGCAACGTTTTTTGAAAAAGACGTTGTTAAATCGTAATGGTGGTTTGAACTGCTTGTTAGAACTCTGCTAGTCTCCCAATCAAAATGCGTTCTGCAGTTTGTACAAAACATGTGGTTGCACCCTTCGATGCGAAAAATTTGCGCCCTGCACCGCGGGCACGGTTTTGCTTCCTGCGAAATTGATTGTATTGAGGCTAAAATTGAAGCCTCACATAAATGAATCGCCTTTTTAGACTTTTTCTCTGGCTCAGTTTCATTTACACTAATAACAAATTCGCGACACTTAAGGCATATTTCCTTCTTGCATGTGCCGCAATGAGAGCCTCCAACAAATCCTCGGCAGTCGTTTCCTGGACACGCAAATATAGGGTTTGTTGTCGAACTGTTTAAAAACATTTTAGGTTTTTCTGGAAAAATTACGCGCTCGCCAAATCGCAATCGCTTCTTCAATTTAGCTACAGTGTCTTCCCATTCCAAAAATGGCTGCGTGGAAGGTAAAAGAGAGAATTCACGTTCCCATGTTAATTTCTCATGATACGCTTTAAAGATTAACAAAATATTAAATTTTTGGCAAAAATGTTTTGAAAAGTTAGTTTTGCATTTCATGCACGAAGGGGTCTCAAATGTTACGCAGCAGTCTCTGCAAGCTTCAAATCCGCAACTACACGTTACAATTTTTTCGCTTTTACACTCTTGCAAACAAACGCTGCACTCTACGTTCATTTTCTTTTTCTTTTAATAATTTGATGTTTTAATCAATATTTTTTTTGTAAATGTGTTTGTTTTTAGAGACGTGATGTAGAAAGAAAAAAAAACAAAAAGAACTTTTTTCCTTTTCGGCTTTAGTTTAAAATGGGTAGCAAGAGTGGCAAAAGCAGCAAAACAAAGGCTCAAAAAGATTCAGGAAAGGCAAACAAGACTTCCGGAAAAACTACTAAAGCTACGAACAAATCGACGAAAGCTACCAATAAGAACAACAAAAAGAGCGGGCAGGTTTCAAAGAAGACTAATAAAAGTTCAAAGACTCAAAAAAAGTCAGGCAAAACTTCTAAAAAGACAAACACGTCCGGCAAGAAAGCGTCAAAGGCCGACAAGAGTGACAAGAAGTCAGCTTCGAAAAAGAGTTCCAAGTCCGTCAGTTACAGTTCGAAGAAGACCACCAAGGTATCTGGTAAGAACGTGAAGAAAGGGACAAAGTCAAGCGGCAACCAAACTAAAAAGAGTGACTCAAAACAACGTTACGTGGGTTGGCTCTGGTTTTTGTGGTCTATAGTAATTATTGCATCGGTTTATTTTATTGTTTCAGCAGCAACAAAATAAAAGATTAATAAAAAAAAAACATCTTGTTGCTTAACAAGAAAAAACAAAAAGAATTTATTGCTTTATATATATATATATTGAGTACGTTAAAAAATGTCGGCATTTGAATCGTATATGATCGATTATGTGTGTACATCAAAAGGCATTATTGCAATTCCTTTCGCTCCAGGCGTTATCCTCGCTCTTCCATTTGGTCGCAATCTCCCATTGTTTGGATTGGCATGGGCAACTGTGATATTAATTTTTCTCTTCTTACTCGTAAGCCCTTGCGCAACCGACCTAAATTGCGTACGAGTTCCAAAAGCCACGGTTACTCCTGGAGGTGGCGGAATTGTTATTGGATCAATTGCGTCCACTGCAAACTTGACAAAACGGGTCACGTATACTGGAGCCTCAGGTGCCTTTACTGGTATTGTTAAAGGATCGACGATAACTGTATCTGCTGCAACGTACGCAGGATACAATGGTACCTTTGATGTTACTGCTGTAACTGCGACAACAGTTGTTGTAAGAAACAACAATATTTATCATGCGCCTGAATCTTCAACCTCTGCTAAAATTACAAGTTACGTCAATTACAATTCTTTACGGGACAACGCAAAGGCCTTCACAAAAGCAATCATTATTTACTATGTCTTATTCTTGTTCTTTGCAGTATGGGGTCGTTTGCTTTTGTGCAAGGGTAAAAATGCTGATGGAAAAGTTGAAAATGAAGGGTTTCTTGGAAAATTAAAGAGAGGACTTGGCCGAGTTTATGAGTACGATTTACCGGCGCCTAAACCTGAAAAGTCAAATATGGCTTTAGTGGAGGCACAAGCAGTCAAAGATCAAGATGCAACGATCAAAGCTGCTCAGGAGCAAGTTTTGAGGGCTCAGCAGAAAGCAAGGAGCATGACAATGAATTCATCATCAGAGGGTGGGGGATTATTAGAACTACCTTCCAAAACATCGTCTCAAGTTTTGGAAGCTTTACTTGGAAAGACTTCATAAAACATTTATTATTTAAATCAATTAATTTTTTTACTAAAAATATTCCCGCCCTCATTGCCCTCATTCCCGCCCTCATTCCCGCCCTCATTCCCATCATAAATTCCAGTACATTTTTGAAGTTCTTTTGCATTCATGTTTTTGAACTCAAATGCGATCCGTGCGCTGCAAAGATCTAGAAGCTTTTGCGCGTGAAGAAAATTAGCGGCTTCAAAAAGCTTCCATAACTTTATTAAGTCTGATTCAGAAGTGGCGATTTTATCTATCCATGAAGCGTGGCGCTGTAACTTTGTATTTATTCCAAAAGCATTTTTAAAATTGATTACAAATGAAGCAGAAAAGGGTAAAGGTTTCGGAATAGACAAATTGTCATCAATGTCAATTATGTTATAATATTCCATGACAAGGTACAATGTTTCTTGATCAATGTCAATATCAAGAAAAGTGTTTGCTTCGTACGTAAGTCCTTGAAAAAGTCCCCATTTTGCTGATACTTCTCTTGATACATATATTGCATTGCTAGAATCAGATTGCGATGATCGAAAAAACATTTTTTGGTTCGTTCGTTCAATAAAAAAATTAAATATTTTTTTTAATTTTTATAATATTAAAAAAATGTCTTTTTTAACGTGGTCTGGCGCAGCAATTGGGTGTGCTCTTGCCAATTTCGAAATATATATTGTGAATGTTGATTTTTCAGCTTTAAATAATGTAAAAAGACCTTTCTTTGATTTCATAAAACCTGTCTTTGCAAATAAAAGTATTAGTGGTCCACTTCATAATTTTGCCTGCACATTGTTTGGTGCTTTACTTGGACTTCTTACTGAAATGACGTACAATGTTTCGTTTCCAAGTCTTTTCATGTTCCTGCTATCTTCATTAATTACAAATAGAAACAAATTTTTTTCTTTACGTAGCGTACACGGCGAAAGCGAAAGCGAAAAAGATAATCTTAATACAACGGCCCCTTTCGCCCCGCAAACTGATGCTCTAAGCGAGGACCTTAACCGAGAAGAAACACTTTTTTTGCTTCGCCACGAGCCTACGACTACAGGCAATGAAGGAGATTTTCAGGTTACCAATGGAAGCGATGAAGGAGATCATCAGGTTACCAATGAAAGATATACCAATGGAAGCGATGAAGGAGATCATCAGGTTACCAATGATACTAACATTACCGATGAAGGTAGCAACGTTACCGATAAAGAAAAAGATACAGATACGAATGCAGAAAAAGGAGCGACACGAAATCTTTTAAGAAGAAGGCAATGAAGAATCAGTATCTATAATAAATTTTTTTTCAATTTTTATAAAAATGTTATAATAATAGTCGCCTCCAAACTCGGCCAAAATAAGTTCTTGATTAAATAAAATTTTTTTTTCAATGTCATCAAGTTTTGGACATTTGGGTCCGTAACCTTCTTCCATATCCGCACGATATCTCCAGCTTTTCCAATTTTCTAATAAAAAATTGTGTACTCCATTTAAATTTTTGTAAAGTTCAACACTGTATTCCTCACCAGCCAACGTATTTTCAATCATTGTAAGCATCCATACAAAACCCATTTTTATAATATTATTATTATTATATATATGATAAAAGTAAAAACAAATTGAAACGACATCATATCATATGGAGCCGCTTCTCGTTCCGAACGACAATCGCTTTGTTTTATTTCCAATCAAGCATCAAAATGTATGGGAAATGTATAAGAAGGCGGAAGCAAGCTTTTGGACAGCCGAAGAAATTGATTTAGCAAACGATTTTAAGGACTGGGAAACCAAGCTCACAAATGACGAACGGTACTTTGTGACTCGCGTCCTTGCGTTTTTTGCGGCATCTGACGGCATTGTCAATGAAAATCTAGCAATTAATTTTTCAAATGAAATTCAAATTCCGGAAGCTAGATGCTTTTACGGATTTCAGATTGCTATGGAAAATGTTCATGCCGAAGTCTATTCGCTGCTCATTGATACGTACATTAAGGATGCTGAGGAAAAGTCGAGTTTGTTTAATGCTTTGGAAACAATTCCTGCCGTAATGAAAAAGGCTCAATGGGCTCTAAAATGGCTTAACAAATCGTGTGCTTCGTTTTCGGAGCGTATTGTTGCCTTTGCTGCGGTTGAAGGAATCTTTTTTTCGGCTTCTTTTTGTGCAATCTTTTGGCTTAAGAAACGGGGCTTGATGCCAGGTTTAAGTTTTTCAAATGAACTGATTTCCCGAGATGAAGGTTTGCACTGCGACTTCGCTTGCTTAATCTATTCCATGTTGGAAAACAAGTTGCCGGAATCCAGAGTTCGAGAAATTATAATGAATGCGGTTGAGTGTGAGCGCGAGTTTGTGACGGACGCTCTTCCTTTTCGTCTGATTGGAATGAATGCCGATCAAATGTGCGCTTACGTTGAATTTTGTGCCGACAGAATGCTGGTTGCTTTGGGGTATTCAAAAGCATATAATAGCCCAAATCCCTTTGAATGGATGGAAATGATTTCGATGCAAGGAAAAACTAATTTTTTCGAGAAGCGCGTGGGTGAATATTCAAAGGCGAAGGTGGGGTCAACGGGTTCGATGGAAGAGAAAGCAAAGGAAAATGCGTTTAGTTTGGATACAGACTTTTAGTTTCAACACATTTACCCCAATTTTATTCTAATATAGTTGAAGCGCTCGAGCTTCTGCGAATCCTTCTGCTGCTATGCAGCTTGGGCCTTCCCGATTTCTTATGGGCGCGGCAATGTTTCGTATCCTTGTCGCGAGTTTCTCCTTTTGTGCAAGGAGAACGCGCCTTACGCTGGCTCTTGGGTTTTGATGGTGAGTTGATAAATATGTGAGTGTTTTTGCTCTTGCTTTTCATCGGTCTCCCAGATTTTTTAAGAGCGCGGCAATGTTTGGTATCCTTGTCGCGAGTTTTACCTGCCTGGCAAGGAGAACGTGCCTTGGAGCTGCGCTTAGAGCGCTTTACGGTGCTTTTGCTCTTGGGGCTTTTAGACTTGTGCAACTTCGGTCTTCCAGATTTTTTAGGAGCGCGGCATTGGTGCGTTACAGTGTCGCGAACTTCACCCTTCTTGCAAGGAGAACGTTTATTGTAGCGTCGTTTTTTACTAGGGCTTTTACTAGGGCTTTTAACAACAATTACAATAGGGCTCATTTTCATTTTAGGGCTAGAAGAGCCGCTAGAAGAGCCGCTTTTTTTGCTTGAAGCTGGCGAGTAAAATTTAAGGTGCACCATTTTTAACTTTTTCTTTTCAAAAAAAAAGTTATTTTAAGAAAAGCTTCTTTTTTATTTATTGCTTTACCATAAACAAAAATGGAGGTGTTTGTGATATCAATGAATGACAAGCGATTTTCCGCCGCTGAAAACAATTTAGTGGGTTCCGGATTTTCTAAAACTCAACTTGTTCGATTTCCAGCTGTGATTGGAGACTCTGTGGATTTGAATGACGCCAGCATAGTGTCTCCTGAAACAAAAAACCACGTTTTGGGGTTGAATTCCGGTACTTCAAATGGTCGATTTATTCCTTCAAAAGGAGCCTTGGGATGCTACTTGTCTCACTTTAAATTGTGGAAACAAATTGTAGCAGAAGGGAACGACGCAATTATTACCGAAGACGATATTGTATTTCGCATTCCGAATGCAAGCAGCGAGATACAAAAAAAATGGGACTCTGCCAAAAAGATAGGTTTAGACTTGTTGTTGCTCGGCAGTAGTAAACTTCCTCTCTTGCCCTCAACAGAATCAGGCTTGTTTCACGTCATGGATCATTTTTTTGGCACCGAAGGGTATGTAATCAGCCCCGAGGGCGCAAGAAGGTTATTGGAATCCGCTCTCCCAATCAAAGTGCAGGTTGATGCATACATTGGATCTTTTGCGGCATCCAAAAAGCTGAAAATTGGCGCCGTAAAACCTTCCATTTCCGGACAAAATCATATGCTTGCTTCAACTGTTCAACCTCAGACAGTAAAGAGGAAAGCTTTGCATTCATTAAGAAAACATTGGTTGCCCATAGCAATGCTTCTCTTACTTTTGATAATAATACTAGTTTTACATTTTTCAAAAGTAAGTAAGTTGCCGTTGGCAGATCTTAAGTAGAAAAAAAAGAAATGGGTTCGAGTTCGGGGAAATCCACAAAATCCACAAAGAGTGGAAAAACTGACAAGGCGTCAAAGCAGACAAAAACCCAAAACAAGACAAGCACAAAAAATAGTCAAAAGACCACCAAACAGAACTCTAAATCATCAAAAACACAATCAAAGAATGATTCAAAGACTACAAAGAGCGCTACAAGACACGATAAAAAGGCTGATAACAAGGGGGCTTCAAAAACGTCGAAAAAAAGCACAAATCAGGCGAAAAAGAACACGAAAACCGTGAGTGGAAAAATGGTGAAGAAGTCAAGCACGAAAGCGGCGAATACGAGAAAAAAGAACTCAAAGAAGAGTGGAACAAATGCAATGAAATCTATTAAGGCAAGCGGAAAAATAAGAGATAAGAGCGGAAATAGTCCTCTTGTTTTCTTAACTTGGATTATTGCAGCATCTGCCTTTGTTTTGCTAGCAGTTCTCGTCTATAATCAATATAATGCATCCTAATTAAATAAATTAATTTAATCTTTATTACTAGTTGAAGGTGTGGGGTGAAGGCTTATATATGTAAGTTTAAAATAATTATTTCTTTTCCTTTACAAGTTTCTCAGCCCTCTTTGCTTCAATGTCTAACTTTGATTGTCTTTTTGCCTCTTCGACAGCCTTCGCTTTTACTCGTAAAATTTCATTATAAGCTTCTTTTGCCTCACTAGCCGCTTTTGCAGCGTTCTGACACCCTTTTACATAAGCATCGTGCAATTCCTTTCTTGACATTGATGCTTTTCTTTCACCATCTTCAACGCCAGCTTGTGCTGCAACCTCTAAAGCGGCCTTTTCAGTAATTGCAGCCTCAGAAGCTGCTCGTTCAGTGGCTTGTGCTGTCGCAACCTCAGTAGCGGCTTTTGCAGCGGCCTCAGCAGCGGCTTGTGCCGCGGCTTGTGCCTCAGTAGCGGCTTGTCCAGTAGCCTCAGCAGAGGCTTGTGCAGCGGCTTGTGCAGCAGCTTCAGCAGCCTCAGCAGCGGCTTGTGCAAAGGCTTGCGAAGCAGCTTCAGCAGCCTCAGCAGCTGCTTGTGCAGCGGCTTGTGCAATGGCCTCGGCAGCGGCTTGTGCAATGGCCTCGGCAGCTGCTTGTGCAGCTGCTTGTCCAGCAACCTCGGCAGCTGCTTGTGCAACGGCTTGTGCAGCAGCGTCAGCAGCTGCTTGTACAGCAGCTTGTGCAACGGCATTAGCAGCTGCTTGTGCAACGGCTTGTGCAGCAGCCTCAGCAGCGGCCCGTGCAGCGGCTTCTGCAATGGCCTCAGCATCGACTTTTTCAGCGGCTTGTGCAGCTGCTTGTGCAACGGCTTGTGCTGCAGCCTCTTGTGCAGCAGCTTGTGCAGCTGCTTGTGCAATGGCCTCAGCAGCTGCTTGTGCAACGGCTTGTGCAGCAGCCTCAGCAGCGGCCCGTGCAGCGGCTTGTGCAACGGCCTCAGCATTGACTTTTTCAGCGGCTTGTGCAGCAGCCTCTTGTGCAGCAGCTTGTGCAGCGGCTTGTGTGGCCTCAGCAGCGGCTTGTGTGGCCTCAGCAGCGGCTTGGGCAGCGACTTGTGCAGGAGCCTCAGCCGCGGCTTGTGCATTGGCTTGTGCAGCAGCCTCTTGTGCAGCAGCTTGTGCAGCGGCTTGTGTGGCCTCAGCAGCGGCTTGTGCAGCGGCTTGTGCAGCAGCCTCAGCCGCGGCTTGTGCATTGGCTTGTGCATGTGTGGCCTCAGCAGCGGCTTGTGCAGCAGCTTGTGCCG